TATTTTAAAGAATTAACAGATACAGATGTAAGAGCAAAATTATTTGAAGAAAGTCAAAATCAATTAGAACAAGACTTGGCACCATTTGGATTTGTAGATAATGGTTTAGATGACCCTATACCTGATATTGATGAATATGGTACAACTTGGACACCAGTCGTTAGGAAGTATGATACAGATTGGTAAATTCTTCTTCATCAATTAAATCATTGTCTAATTTAATATAACAATTATGACAAACTATAACATTATCTTCAATTTGTTCTATTAATTTATTTCTTCTGTCTTCTTTTAGACTTATTTTTTGAGATTCAGAACGAATCTTTCTATCATCAGGATAAAATTTTAATACAACTATTTCAGATTCACCACAATATTTACAAGATTTCTCTCTTAATTGTTCATTAATCCACTTATCTTTGAGTCTTCTATGCCTTCTAGCAACTTTTCTGATAGTATTACGATATTTTTGATAATGTTCACTCATATTTATATTTAGACTTCGTATAAAACCCGACATACAAAAATCGTTTTTTTATAAATATAATTGTAGTAGATTTAAATAAACACAAAGGAGTAGAGGTATGGGATTTCAAGTTTCTCCAGGCGTTCAGGTCAAAGAGATTGACTTAACAAATATTGTCCCTGCGGTTTCTACAGCAATCGGAGCAGTTGCAGGACCATTTGAAAAAGGTCCAGTAGGTGTTCCTACAGTTATTACATCTGAACAAGATTTAGTTAGAATTTTTGGTAAACCCCAAGATTCAAGTAATCAGTATGAATACTTTTTTACTGCAGCTAATTTCTTACAGTATGCTAATAATTTGAGAGTTGTAAGAACAGAAGGTGGAGTATTAAACGCAGATTCAGACGGTACTGGCATTCTTATTAAAGATAATGTTGATTACCAGTCTAATTATCAACAAGATTTAAGAAATGCAACAACAAATGCAGGTGCAGGTGCTTTTACTGCTAGAACAGCAGGAACTCACGGTAATGCATTAAAAGTTGACATTTGTACAAAAAATACATATTCACAAAACAGTGCCAAACAAGTAAATGATGGTTCAGCAACAGCTGGTGAAAATACAATTACATTAGATGCGTTTGCTGCAGGTGATTTTGATGTCGGAACTATCGTAGAATTTTATTCAGATGCCGGCAGAACAACTTGGGCTGTTGGTCACGAAGGTGTAAGATACGAAATTTATGCAAAAGATGACTCAGCTGAAACAATATCTATCAGACAGTTAGATGACCCAGCTGGTAAAGGTTTAATCGCAGATTTAGCAGACGATTCATATATTACTGTTAAATGGAGATTTTTTGATTTATTTGATGGTGAACCTGGTACATCTGAACACGCAGCTGCAAGAAACATTGCAGATGACGAAATGCACATAGTTGTTTATGATGCAACTGGTGATATCACAGGATTTGATAATGATATAGCTGGACAGAGATTAGATTCTGTTTTAGAAACATATTCAAATCTTTCTAAAAATCCATTAGCAACAGACCCACAAGGTAGACATTTATTCTATGTTGATAGAATATTTGAAGAATCTCAATTCATATATGTTACTAACCACCCAACAACACAGATTGATGGTAGTGGTGATTGGGGTGTTGCATTAAAAGGTGATAGTTCAGTTCAATCAACTAACACATATAATTCATTAGCAAGTGGTGCAGATGTTACTGCAATATTAACATCAACACTAGCTGGCGGTACAGACGATTACGCTGTAACAGATGGTGAAAAATTAGATGCATATGATAAGTTTGCTGATGCAGAATCTATTGATGTAAACTTAATTATGGCTGCAACAGCTTCTACAGCTTTAGCAAACAATCTAATTACAATAGCAGAAAAAAGAAAAGATGCTATAGTTTTCATTTCACCTGAAAGAGCTGATGTAGTCGGTATTTCTGACCCGAACACTCAATTAATTAATGTCAAAGGTTTCTTTGATGTACTTACAAGTAGCTCATACTGTGTATTTGATAGTGGATACAAATATATGTACGATAGATTTAATGATGCTTATCGTTATGTACCACTAAACGGTGATGTTGCTGGTTGTACAGCACTAACAGAACAAGTTGCTGAACCTTTCTTCTCACCTGGTGGTTTCACTAGAGGACAAATCAGAGGTTCTGTCAAATTGGCATTTCAACCAAATCAAGCAATCAGAGATGAACTTTACAAAGCAAGAATCAATCCTGTTGTTGCATTTCCTGGACAAGGAACTGTATTATTTGGTGACAAAACTGGTTTAGCTAAACCAAGTGCTTTTGATAGAATAAATGTTAGAAGACTTTTCATTACTTTAGAAAAAGCAATTGCAACTGCAGCTAAATTTCAACTCTTTGAGTTCAATGATGAATTTACAAGAGCACAATTTAGAAATCTAGTAGAACCTTTCTTGAGAGAGATTCAAGGACGAAGAGGTCTTACAGATTTTAAAGTAGTGGCTGACGAAACTAATAATACTGGTGAAGTCATTGATAGAAACGAATTCGTTGCTGATATCTTTATCAAACCTACTCGTTCTATTAACTTTATCACTCTTAACTTTATAGCAGTGAGAACTGGTGTAGCATTTACAGAAGTAGGAGGATAAGATGCCAAATATTAACGATTTTAAATCAAGACTTGCTGGCGGTGGCGCTCGTGCCAACCAGTTTAGGGTAATTTTACCACCTCCTTTAGGTAATGTAACTGCAGGTATAAATACAGAACAATTTTCGTTTATGTGTAAAGCTGCAAGTTTACCAGGACAAGCCTTAACAGAAATAGGCGTACCTTTTAGAGGAAGAACATTATACATTGCAGGTGAAAGAGAATTTGAAACTTGGACAACAAGTGTATTCAATGACACAGATTTTGCAATTCGTAGAGAAATTGAAAGATGGATGAATGGTATTAATGATACTGTAAATAACACAGGTGCAACAAATCCTGCTGATTACAGAGTTGATATGATTATCCAACAACTAGATAGAGATGATACTGTACTACACCAATACACACTTGAGGGTTGTTTTCCTCAAACACTTGGTGCAATTGAATTGGCTTATGATACGAATGATTCCATTGAAGAATTTGAAATCACTTGGAGATATGATACATTCAGAGTTTCAGGCATCAATTTATAACTCTATAAATAGTATAAAAGGAGTTATAGATTATGGCTGAATTCTTTGGTTTTGAAATCAAAAGAAAAAAAGAGAACATCCAAACTGTTGTAGAACCATCAACTGATGACGGAACATTTGACGCTGTCAGTGGTGGTTTCTATTCTTCCATTATGGATTTAGATGGTCGTTCACGAACAGAAGACGACCTGATTCGTAGATATCGTGATATTGCAATACAACCTGAATGTGATAGTGCAATAGAAGATATCATAAACGAAGCAATTGCATCTAACGAAAGAGATGCTGCTGTTTCTCTTGTTCTTGACAATTTAAAAGTTTCCGAAAGTATAAAAAGAAAAATTAGAGAAGAGTTTGATAACATTCTCAAATTGTTAGACTTTGAAGGAAAAGCTCACGATATATTTCGTAGATGGTATGTTGATGGTAGAATATACTATCAAAAAATGTTAGACCCTAAAAATCCTAAAAGAGGTTTAATACAATTAAGATACATTGACCCTAGAAAAATCAAAAAAGTTAGAGAAGTTGATAAAAAACTTGGTAGTAATGCTAAGATAGAAATTGTAAAAGGTGTAAAAGAATATTACCTTTATAGTCCGGCAGGTGTTAACTTTGATAATACATCAACTGGTGTTAAGTTAACAAAAGACTCTGTTGCATATTGTCCTTCTGGTTTAATAGATATGAGTAAGGGAACAGTTTTATCTTATTTAAATAAAGCAATTAAACCTGTTAATCAATTAAGAATGATTGAAGATTCTGTTGTTATTTACAGAATATCAAGAGCACCTGAAAGAAGAATATTCTACATTGATGTAGGTAATTTACCTAAAATTAAAGCAGAACAATATTTAAAAGATGTAATGAATCGCTATCGTAACAAACTAGTATATGATGCATCTACTGGTGAAATTCGTGATGATAGAAACCATATGTCTATGTTAGAAGACTTCTGGTTACCTAGAAGAGAAGGTGGTCGTGGTACAGAGATTACAACTTTACCAGGTGGACAAAACTTAGGTGAGATAGATGATATTACATACTTTCAAAGAAAATTATATCGTTCATTAAATGTTCCTATCTCAAGACTAGAAGCAGAACAGAACTTTTCATTAGGTAGGTCAACAGAGATTACAAGAGATGAATTAAAATTTACAAAGTTTATTGGTAGACTGCGTAAAAAGTTTTCTAATTTATTTTCTGATATTCTTAGAACACAACTTGTTCTTAAAGGTATTATTGCAGACGAAGAATGGCATGATATAAAAGAACATATTCAATATGATTATTTACAAGATAATAACTTTAGTGAACTTAAAGAAGCTGAGTTAATTAAAGAAAGACTTGATATGTTAGGTCAGATTGAAAATTATGTTGGTACTTTTTATAGTAAAAAATGGGTACAACAAAATGTGTTACGAATGACAGATTCAGAAATTGAATCAATGAAAGATGAAATGAATAAAGAGGCAGGTATGGATACTTCAGATGGTGGAGTAAGTGTACCACAAGACACAGATGGTGTAACTAGATATCCGTCTATTGATGGTTCACCAATATCTGGTGACGATTTAGACGCATATGATGGTGCACCCCCCTCAGATAACGGAGATAATTAATGAGTAATGAAAAAATTAAGTCTATGTTAGACAATATTGGTAAACAAAACCATTTAGATGCTGAATCAGATTTTAAAAGTATAATGTCTGATAAAGTAGGTCAAACACTAGAAAAAGAAAGACAAGTTCAAGCTAGTGCTATGGTAACTAAACATATACCTGACCAACCAGAGGAAAGTGATGAGGTTTGATAACTTCTATTCTAATATAATAGAAAAAGATGAGCACAAAAAGAGTTCAGAATATCGTAAACTATCACCTAAAATGAAAAAGGCAGTTGACGAAATATTCAAAAAAATGGACTCTAACTCATCAGATTTTATAAATAGTTTTGAACGCAATTTAGCTTTTGTTTCAAAAAAACATAAAGTTACAGAAAAAGAATTAATGACATACTTTGAAAAAGAAATGTTAACAATAGGAAAGTAATATGGCTTGGAGCACACACATAGTAAAAGATTCTGACCACGAAACATTAATTGTATGCTCTTCCTCAGGTGCAGAATCTAATTCAGTTGCAGTTACAGCTGGTGGTTTATCTGGTAATGGTGGAACTGGAGAAGAAGTATTAAATATAGCTGCTATAAAAATGTCAAGTGCAACAGCAGCAACATCTGCAAAATTTACATTTGATGCAGATACAGATGACGATATGATTACTCTTTATGGTAACGCATCGTGGGGATTTAATGATACTGCTGGATTCACACTTGAAAATCCAAAATCAACTGGTTACACTGGTGATATAAGAATTACAGCAAGTGCAGCTACAACAATTATGTTAAAACTTAAAAAAGTAGAAGGTTATACTAATTCAAAATAGGATAAAACTATGAAACTAATATCTGAGGCATTAGAGAATGTAAAGTTTCTTGCAGAAGAAGACGAAAAGGGTGAAAAAAATTATAAG